CAGTACTACCCATATTAAGACCTAGAGCCATAGAGTTAGCACCTAAAGCTTCAATATTAGAACCCATACCAAATAGAGTATTAGCTGTATCATACGGTTGAGTTAAGTAGCTTTGACCTAGACCATACATAGCGTTAGCTCTTTGTAGAGTTTCACCTTGTATAGCACGAGCTCTATCTTCAGATGCTAATGCAAGTCTACTATTCTCTTGTTCACGAGCCTTAGCTAAAGCAAACTGTTGAGGGTTCACATAACCACCCTCCATACCAACACCAGCACCAAGAGTACCTTTACTAAACATTAAATCATTTAGACGACTAGACTCAGCTTCACGAGCTGGTTCTAATAAAGCTAGATTTTTATTAAAGTAATCTTGAGTCATAGACCCAATATCCATATTTGTAGCTTGACCAAATAAACCTTTAGCATAGTTTATATTCTGATAAGCATACGCAGGATCAGCAGAGTCTAAGGCAGTAGTAGCTCCTCCATACATTCTATCTCTAAAAGATTGTAATCTAGGATCTAGAGAATAAGTTGCAGTTTTGTTAGCTGCATCTATTTTAGAGGTACCAAAACCAGTAGTTACTCCATAAGGAACAAATCCAGGTGCTTGTGCTGAAGTAGCACTACCTCCACCGCCACCACCACCTCCACTATCAAGTGCACCAGCTACACTACCAGCAGCACTAAGCCATTTTTGCCCTGTAACTGCACCAGCAACTTGAGCTATCTTACCTATTTTCTTAAGTAATCCCATTTTATATACCTTTTAAATTTAAGCAGTGCGATTCCACATATAAACTACAACATACGGAGGAAGGTTAGCATTAGTTCCACTTACCCCAGCAGATGCTACAGATGTACCTACAGTGATACCTGTCGTAGCAGATTGTGTACTAAATGCATATAAACCACCACCAGCTCCACGAACTGAGTTAGAAGCATTACCTGCACTATAACCATCAGCATTTGGACTCATTGTGTGTGAGTGACCAGGGTCTGATACACTAGATGTTGCAGTATGAGTATGGCTTACAACTACTGCATCTGCACTACCACCTGTAGCACCTGCAGTATAACCACCACCATTACCAATTAATACACGACCTACACCAAATGCTACCCAAGTACCAAAACCAAATAATGTACCAGGATTAGTAGCTACTGTTGAAGTATATATAGACCCTACAGGATATGCTACAGCTAGAGCATTTGTTATAGCTGTAGTTATAAAAGCTGTTGTAGCTAATTGAGTAGTATTTGTACCAGATACTGCTGTAGGAGCTACAGGAGTACCTGTAAATGTAGGAGAAGTAGTATCTGCTTTACTTGCTACAGCAGTTGCAATAGCATTATATTCAGCATCAATCTCTGCACCCTTAATGATTTTATTAGGATTACCTGTAAGCAAGGCATCCTTTGTATAGAAGTTTGTTGCTTTTACATAGTTTGCCATTATACCATCTTCCCTGTTTTCAAATAGATTGTTAGTTGTTGTAAGCTAACAGGAGCACCTTCAATAGGTACCTCTACACCAAATTGTAATATTTTACCTGACCCACCTAAATGCATAGTAATATCTTGAATTGCACTACCAGCAGTAAATTCACCTATATTATATTCGGAGATATTATATTCAGCTGTACCACCAACAAAGTCTTTTGTATATGTTCTACTTGAGTACCCATTTTGATAATCAAAGCCATACTTAAAAATAACATCTTGGGTACCTGAAGCAATTATAACCATACTAGCTTTCTTTAAGAACTTAAGACTAAATGGTTCACCTGCATCTATATTAGAAGTGTAATATTCTAAACGGTATGTAGCAGTATCATCTAAGTATCCAAAATACCTACCAATGCCTCCAGCCATACCAAGATATAAGTTACTATCTCTAGTCTTACAAAGAGCCTCAGGTAAAAACCCTTCCCATGTTGTTACACGAGCTGCTCCATTGTCAAGAGTTTGTCTTAAATCAAAGTAGAAAGACTGTTTAAGATTAGGGAATACTAGTAGATAAAAAGCATCTCTTTCAAAGTACACACTCTTAATCTCTGTTAGTACTTCACCTGAAATATATGTAACTAAATCATCTCTAATATTCATAGACAAGTCACGCATAGGCATACTCTTATCTTGAACTACTCGATTAAAACTACGTACACCACTATTACTTAAGAATATTAAATCTGTACCTGTTTGTTGAATGGTATCACGAGCAATACATCCAACACCCGTAACTACATCAGCAATAGTTAAATTAGTAGGGTCATCAGGTGAATTATAAATTACAATATTATTACGGCAGAATATAATAAGGTAGTTATTATGTGAGGATATACCAACAATTTGGTCACTACTACCCACAACAGATTCAATATCAATTAAACCTGAACCTACCCCAGTAAACTGAGCACCATCTAATAATTTACTATAATAAACTGTTGTCTTAGCACCAGTTACACCTGCCACCCAATGACGACCAAATGCTGTATGAGTACAGTCAGGGTCAAAGGTAGATACACCTGTAGGTTTAGTACCATAATCACCTATTCGTTGCCAAATGTAAGTATCAGTATGGTTTTTCTTACGATAGACAAGAAGTGGATTGCTAGTTTGAGCAGCAAACCCATACATCGTATTACCATAACCAGCACCTTCTGCTAGTTGTGAGAATTGCCACCTATTACCAGTAAAAGTAATAGTAAGGTTAGTTGTTTGGTCTGCTTGTTTAACTGGAAGTTCTGTAAGAGTAGTAGAACCACTATACATCTTACCACCACCACAAGAGAGTATAGTAGGAGTTAAATCAGTATCTATGAACTCAAACAAAGCCTCTAGATAAGTAGTAGATCCTAAAGTACCTCTATTTGTAGTAACAGGTGTCCAACCCCTACGACTACCTAAACGACCAAACTTATCTATGATACAGTTAGTAGCTTTAGTGGCATATCCACTCTCTAATGTTACACCACTCTCTTGAGTGTTTAACCCAAGAAAGCCAAGTGCTGCATTACTAAGAGCTTTTAATTGACCTGCCATTAGTCTGCTACCCAAATCATTTCATCAAGACGTTGGCTAGACTCAATAGCAATTAAATCAGAAGCCATAGAGCGATAACGTTGCTCTTGTTCAGCATAACCACCATCATCACCTCGTTCACTAACCGCACGAGCTAAGGCTCCCTCTACTAAAAGATTAGCTGGGATTAAGATTTGAGTAGCATCAGTTACTAGATCATCTTGAGGAATAACACAGTTAATACGAATATTGTAAACAGCATCAGGAATAGGAAAAAAGTCTACTTGAGAATCACCATTAGAGTCTACACCATTGAAGTTATAGAACATAGGTGAACCAGTAGGTTGATCATAAGTTAAGTAAACTTTATCAAACCACTTAGTACCTCGTTGTTCAATGACTGTATTCTCTGAGTCATTAAATATATCTAGTACACGAATACGAGTACCTGATCCTACTAACACATAGTTAAATAGAGTAGGAGTAGTAACAGCAGTTAGAGTTGTACGAAGAGCTGACCAATTCCATGAGTCCTCTATTTCTGCCTTAACTACATTAACTAGATCTCCAATAAGTTTGGAGTATGGAGTTTCATTGACAGTAGTAACTTCGTTCTCACGAAGTCGTCTTAAAACTCTATTTACACATTCTAAGTATGTCAATTTAAAATCCCTTAATTATAATACAATTATACCACAATAGACTTTGTTTGTCAAGGTATTTATTTCCTTAACGTAAGATACATACGTTCACCGATAACAAAGCTCATACAAGCACCACTTAAATCTAATAGAATTAGAGTAATAGGTTCAGCAACTGTAGGTGTAAACACAGCAGTTACTGTTGCTAACCAAATAATGATAATTGCAATATACCTAAAGCTAGACCTTAAGTTAGTAACCCAGATAGAAGGTTCACCTGATGGTTTATCTATCTCTGCTAGTGCTTGCAAACGAGCTGTCTCTGCTTGCATGAGTTGTATGCGTTCAGCTACATTGACAGGATTGCCTCCTGCACCTTTAGTAAACTTAGCAAAGATACCACGAACACCATCTGTTAATGCTGGAAGAAGTGCTGGAAATAAAACTGACCACATTATACAATCCCCTTTACATATTTACCTTTAGATTTGAGTGTGAGAAGTTCACCACGCATACGAGGGTCAAAAGATATATGTACCCAAGTCTTCTCATAAATTAGTTGGTCAAATTTAAGATTACTTTTACTTAGAATATTAGAAATAGTAAGTGGAGTATGACCATAGGCTGTGAAGTCTACAGCATACCCATAAGTGTGTGACGAGTTGCTAGTGCCACCTACTACACGATTAACATCAGGACTACGGTAGCCACTATTGATTGTAATAGCTACATTGCCTAATATCTCTCTCACTTTCTCCATATAGAAAGCAGTTGTGCGTAGTACCTCTATTACTTCTTTAGATGGAGTATTATCTATCTTTTGATTAGTAACTGTAAGTTCAGCAAGAGAAAAGTGAGGTGTTAATTGCATCTAGTGACCTATTACTGCTCTAGAGATATAAGAGATTACTGCACCTACAAGAGAAGCAATCATCATACCCATCCAAAATCCACCACGACCTTTATTAGCTAAAGCAAGTAGTTCCTCTATAGCAGATTCCATCTTGTCTATTTTCTTCTCAAGGGAATCAACCTTTGAGATTAGTTTACCATATTCTACTGGATCTATATTTATCATTTTTATATATCTTTTATTTAATTTATAAAGAGTACTCTATCCAACTAACTAAATTTTCATCCCAGTAGTACCCTTTACCATCTAATGGGTAAGGAGTAGGAGCTTCCCATTGACAAGATTCTTCTATAAGATTCCAACTTGGATATGGTTGCGGAGGTATAAAGGCATCTCTTACAGCATCATAGGTATCTCCTATTCCTGCATAGTTTTTACGCAGAGGGGTTCCACCTAATAAGTGAACTCCTCCATAAGTATTATAAGATGTTTGAACCCAAGTAGAAGGTTCACCAAAGATTCCGCTATCTATAATATCTTGCTCAACTACAATAACTTGAACAACAATATCATTCTCTATTTTTGCAAAATGTGCCATAATTAAAATGTAATTGTTCCTGAACTAGTCCAAGTATACCTGTGATATCCACCTGTATTTGCATAGGTTACACCTCCTGTTGTGGCACTTGCTGTAGAGAATGTATTAGGATACTGAATAACTACTATACCTGAACCACCTGTACTTCCTGGAACGGATGCTGTACGAGACGCTCCACCGCCTCCACCACCACCTCTATTAGGAGTAGCTGGAAGAGCAGCAGGTTGGTAGTATAGTACACCATTAGCACCACCACCAGAACCGCCTAGACCAGCAGCAGCATCTGCTCCACCACCGCCACCACCGCCATAGGTAGCTCCATTAAATACAGCTAATCCATTACCGCCATAACCTCGTCCTCGTACACCGCCTGCTTGAGGAGCAGCACCGCCACCGCCACCAGCACCAAAAGAAGAGGATACACCTGCTGAACCATTTGCGCCTTGTCCTGAAATACCTGTACCGCCAGCTCTTTGTCCTCCACCAGCCCCTGACCATCCACCTCCACCAGAACCTCCATTTAACCCTACAGCGGCATATCCACCTCCACCGCCACCTCCAGTTGATGTTATCCCATAGAACGTAGAATTATTGCCATATCCACTTCCTCCTGTACCACCAGCACCAACAGTAACAGTCAGTGGCGTACCTTTTGGTACATTATATCCTGAAGCAGTGAGAACACCGCCGCCACCACCGCCACCGCCATTACCTGTATTGACTCTACCATTACCACCGCCACCACCTCCAGCAACTACAACATACTGAAGTGTTCTAGTATTAGATTTGCCATAGAAGTTACTTAGCGCAATAGTTCCACTTGGTACTCCAGCTAAACCCCTATAAGATGCTTGGTTAATGTTCGCTGGTGTAGTTCCTGCAACGTTTAGCTCCACGTTAATGGCATTAAAGGATAACGCACCTGATACTGGAAGTGTCATTATTTAGCTCTCTTTAGCTCATCTACTTCTGCTTTAAGTTCCTTAATAGCTTCTATCAATAAGGGTACTAACTTATCATATGCAACTGTTTTATATGATTCTCCCTCAAGTTCAATACTTTGGGAGACAAGTTCTGGAAACACTGCCTTTACTTCATCAGCTAAAATACCTACGTCTTCTTTGCCTTCTTTACCCTCATTATGAGGAATTCCATGTTTCCATGTAAAATGCACTCCGTTTAACTGTTGCACTTTATTTAAAGCATTAGTAATAGGTTTAATATTCTCTTTTAATCTAGGGTCAGAATAAGCAGTTACGTTACCAGCGGCTGTGAAATCGCCATTAGTCATGTTAATATAAGCTTTCCACACACCTGCAGACCATCCGCCCCATCCTAAGTACCCATCCGCCCTCAAATGCATTAATGTTGCATATGTGCCTGTGCAATGGAATGCTAATGCAGCTACATTCGAATCCCCTGTACCGCCATTATTTTTAACTTCAACAGAACTAGTAGACCCTGAAATACTAGAGGCAATGTTAGCACTGACCCAATTACTATTTGCCGCATTTGAGGATGAAGCTGTTGCCGCGTTGCCTGTTGTATTTTGGTTAAGTGTAGGGAAAGTACAATTTGTTAAAGTACCACTAGAAGGTGTTCCTAAAGCATTACCTACTGCATATTTATTATTAAATGTATTCCAATCAGTAGCAGTTAAATACCCACTAACTGAAGTAGTAGCTTGAGCTATACTAATAGTAGGAGTGAGTCCTCCTGAAGAAGCAATAGGAGAAGTAGCTGAAACAGATGAAACACCTAAAGCAGCTCCATTAATAGTTTGATTAGGAAAAGACCCTGTAATAGTAATATTAGTACCTGCTACTAAACTAGGAGTTCCTGTACCTGTACCACCACTAGATACACCTAATATAGCAGATAGACCTGCTGCTGTTCCTGTAGTATTTTGATTCCAAGTAGGAACTGTTCCAGTTAATCCACTATAAGATACGTTAGTAGCAGTATCTGCATTACCAGTTAAATCACCTGTAACATTACCCCAAAGACGATTTGCTTGAATATCTGATAAAGCAAAGGATGCATGAGTAATATCTATATAAGGTGAAGCATCAGGTTCAAGTGTATAGTTATGAAAGAACTTCCACTTACCATCAGTAGCATCCCTAAAAAAACCAGCATGCTTATAAGTACCATCATTGTAGTTACCAGCAAAACCTAAGTCAGGATTAGATACTGTTGAACCATCATTAAGGTAAATTAAATTATCATCAACAGCTAGTGTTGTTGTATTTACTGTAGTAACCGTTCCACCTACAGTTAAGTTACCATCAATCTGTACATTACCTGATACATCTAAACTAATAGTATCAATCAGGTCTACATTGGTTATGTTACCACCAGTAATATTTACATCATTTGCATCTTGAGTAGCAAGTGAACCTAAACCTAAATTAGTTCTAGCAGTAGCTGGAGTTGCTAAATCTGATAGATTATTAGAAGCAATCAGAGCTCCTGATAAGGAAGCAAAAGCAGCTAACCAAGTACTACCTGTCCAAATTTTCATTATTGTAGTTACTGTATCAAAATACAAAGCACCTACTAGAAGTGTACCACCATCATTATCTGTAGTAGGAGCTACTGCTTTTGCACCTAGATATCTATCATCAAAACTATCATAAACAGATTCAGCAGCAGTTTGAGCAGCTTCTGCCGCAGTTTGAGCAGTTTGAGCATCAGTAGCAGATGAAGCAGCAGCACTGGCACTTGTTGCTGCATTAGCTTCAGAAGTATCTGCATTAGTTGCAGAGGTATTAGCATTGGCAGCATACGTAGAAGCATTAGTAGCTTGAGTAGTTGCTGTAGATGCAGACCCACTAGCTGCTATAGCACTTGTATCAGCATTAGATGCTTGAGTAGTTGCTATACCAGCTTGTGTTGTTGCAGTAGTAGCACTAGTAGAAGCAGATGATGCACTTCCTAAAGCAGATGATGCACTAGAGGTAGCATTTGAAGCTTGAGTTGAAGCAGTAAAAGCACTAGTAGCTGCATTAATTGCAGAAGTATTAGCATTAGAAGCAGAAGTAGAAGCTTCACTAGCTTTAGTTGTAGCTATACCTGCTTGAGTAGTAGCAGTTATTGCTGAACTAGAAGCATTAGAGGCAGAGGTAGCTGCATTAGTTTCTGATGTATCTGCATTAGTTTCAGAAGTAAGCGCATTAGAAGCACTAGTTGCTGAATTGGTTGCTTGAGTAGTGGCTGTTGCTGCACTACTTGCTGCATTAGATGCTGATGTGGATGCCTGAGAAGCTTTAGTTGTAGCAG